ACTTACTATACAGGATATACCGTACAAAATTATTTAAGAGAAGCAGGAACAGTAACAATTGTGAAAACTGGTCACGTTGGAGGATATACTCAAGTAGACCCAATCGGAATTGTAGTATCTGGTTCAAAACATGTTGGAGGAGTATCAGGAAGTGCTGGAGCTAGACAATTAGTAGGAGTTCTACATGCAACTGAAAATGGAACAGAAGATACTGGATTCCCTGTAGCAAGTAACTCAATTGAGTGTCAAGTCTCATCATCAACATTTAATATAAGTGGTTCAGAAGTAGGAACATCTGTATCAGCATCTATCATACCATCATCTGGTAGTGATATTTCTGATGTATTTGGTGAATCACCACTAGGAGGTAAAAAAGTATATGCATACAAATACTTCGAAAAAGCAGCAACAGACCAAGCAGGGTTCTTCGCAGCTAGTGGTTCATCTGTAGAGTTCGTTTCTTTAGCAGACCAAGATTTTGCATTTAATGAGCAAAGAGCAACGACACCATATATTAAATCACAACTTATATCTGGAGATAGACACAATCTATTTAGATTTCACACTTTAGGACATGGTACTGATACGAACCAAGCCGTAAAGATATCTATCTTTAATGTAAAAGCAGCTGGTTCAACAGCAGCTACAGATTACGCAACATTCTCAATTGCAGTAAGAAAGTTTAGTGATACAGATAAAAGAAAGAATGTATTAGAAACATTCAATAATCTAAATTTAGACCCAGCTTCACCTAATTACATTAAGAAAGTAATCGGTGATAGAGTTATCTCTATAGATGCAAATGGGAAAATGACTGAAACAGGTGATTATGTGAACAACTCTAAACACATCTATGTAGAATGTGTTGAAGAAGGTTCATTCCCAATATCAGCAGCACCATTTGGACACGCTGAGTATCTAAATCCTGTAGCTGTAAGTGGAGATGCAACTGGTTCAGAAAATGATATAGTTCCAGCGGCAACATTCAGAACAAACTCTGATAGTAATACTGCTAGTTCTAAATTGAACTTTGCTGGTATCGATGTAGAAACAGCAACAACTAAAATAGATAACAACAATTACTTAGCACCGATTCCAAATAACTCTGGAACAGGTTCAAACTCAATATTCGCATTTGATTCAACACTTTCTTATGAAATGACTGGTTCAGCTGCAGTAGATATCGCTAAGAGACAATTTACTATCGGATTCCAAAGTGGATTTGATGGTTGTTCACCAACGACTAGAAAACAATTAGGTTCAAATATTTCATCTGGAAATTCGCAAGGATATGATTTATCATCTTCTACTGCTAGTGGTTCAATTGCATATGTTAAAGCAATTAACGCAATTTCTAACCCTGATGATTTTGATATCAACTTAGTAGCTACACCAGGTGTTGTAAGAAGATTACACTCTTATGTATTTGGTAAAGTAGTAGATATGGTAGAAGCTAGACAAGATGCATTCTTTATTGGAGATGTAACTTCAGTAAACGATACTATATCACAAGCTACAACACAAGCTGAAGCAGTTGATTCAAACTACGCTGGTGTTTATTACCCTTGGGTTAAAACAATTGATGTTAATACAAATAAATTAACAGCAGTTCCACCATCAGTATTGATGCCAGGTATATTCGCAGCTAACGATAGGTTGGCAGCTGAATGGTTCGCACCTGCTGGTTTAAATAGAGGTGGTATCGTAGGAGCAGTTTCTGTATTAAACAGATTAACGCACGCTGAAAGAGATACACTTTATGAAAGTAAAGTAAATCCAATCGCTTCATTCCCTGGCGAAGGTATTGTAGCATTTGGACAAAAGACATTGCAAGATAAAGCATCCGCTTTAGATAGAATCAATGTTAGAAGATTATTAATCAAAGTAAAAAAGTTTGTGGCTAGTACATCTCGTTATTTAGTATTTGAGCAAAACACCGCTCAAACTCGTAACAGATTTATTAACACTGTACAACCTTATTTAGAAGGTGTACAACAAAGACAAGGGTTATACGCATTCAAAGTAGTAATGGACGAAAGTAATAATACTCCTGATGTTATCGATAGAAATATCTTAGCAGGACAAATATTCTTACAACCTACGAAAACGGCTGAATTCATAGTAATAGACTTTAACATATTACCAACTGGAGCATCGTTCTCGGCATAATTTTGAAAAAAAGAAATTTATATATTTATTAGTATAATAAAGGAGAAAACAAAATGGCAGAAGTATTAGAATTCAACGAAATGTTTTATACCAACTTTGAACCGAAGATGAAAAATAGGTTCATCATGAACATTGATGGTATAGATTCATATTTAATAAAAACGGCTAACAGACCTACGATTTCATTCGAACCCGTAACTTTAGACCATATCAATGTAAAAAGAAAGCTTAAAGGAAAAGGTGAGTGGCAAGATGTAGAGATTACTATGTATGACCCAATCGTACCTTCAGGAGCACAACAAGTAATGGAATGGGTGAGAACATCACATGAATCCCTTACTGGTAGAGATGGATACGCAGATTTCTATAAGAAAGATGTAAACTTCTTTATGTTAGGACCTGTAGGTGATAAGATTGAACAATGGACTCTTAAAGGTGCATTTATTACATCAGCAGCATTCAATGACTTAGATTGGGCTTCTAATGACCCAGCTGAGATTACATTAACGTTATCTTACGATTACGCAATATTAGAATTCTAAAATATACTTTAAATATACTTTGATTTAAAAGGTTCTCTTAGTGAGAACCTTTTTTTTTCTACTTTTTTAACTTTTATATATTTATATACAAACAAATAAGAGTTATTTATTATGGCAGAAAAGAAAACGTATGATTTCCCAACGGAAGTAATCAGTTTACCTTCAGAGGGTAAAGGTTATCCAACCGATAGTCCACTTTCAAAAGGTGAGATAGAAATCAAATATATGACAGCGAGAGAAGAAGAAATACTATCTTCTCAGAACTTAATCAAAAAAGGTGTAGTATTGGATATGTTATTTGAATCAATTATAGCTGATTCATCTATTAATCCAGATGATATCTTAATTGGTGATAAGAACGCAATTGTATTAGCAACAAGAGTATTAGGATATGGTGCACAATATAATGTTGAACTTCCATCAGAGGATGGTGGTACAGATAAAGTATCTATTGATTTATCAAAAGTAGAAACAAACGGAGTAGATGCATCTAAACTAAATAGTAAAAACGAATATAACTTTGTAACACCAATAGGTAAAAACAAAATCGTTTTTAAATTACTATCACATGGTGATGAAAAAAAGATTGATGCTGATGTAAAAGCTATGACTAGATTAAATAAAGGTGGTGTAACTCCAGAACTAACTACTAGATATCGTTATATGATTAAATCTATAGATGGTAAAGAAGATACTAAATCTATAGTTGATTTTATCAGTAATAAGTTCTTAGCAAGAGATACACGAGAATTCAGGAATCATATTAAAGGCATCCAACCTGATATGAAGATGGAATTTGAGTACGATAACCCTATAAGTGGAGAAAGGGAGGTAACTCCTATACCCATGGGGGTTGGGTTTTTTTGGCCTTCCGAGTAACTACTCATCTGTATTACATAATCAAATATTTGAGATGTGTTACTATGGAAATGGTTACACATTTAAAGATGTATATAAGATGCCTGTTCACATTAGAATGTTCCACTTCAAAAAGTTAGTGGATGCTAAAAAAGGTGAAAAGAAACAACAGGAAGACTCGATGAAAAAAACATCAACCCGAAAACCAAATGTAAGAGTGAGGAAATAATTCCTCACTTTTTTTTTATACTATATTTATATAAGAATTAAACTACATAGGAGAAACTTATGAAATCAACTAAAGAAGAGAAAGCTATTTTTAATGAAATAAAATCTAAATATAATCTTAAAGAAGGTTTATTAGCTAGATTATTTAAAAGAAGTGTATCTAAAGCTTTAAAAAATGATAAAACTATCGCTCAAGCATTGAAAGATGGTGATAAAGCTTTAGGTGATTTAAAAAAGAATATTGATACATTAGAAAAAAAGGGGTATAAAATACCAGCAGCACTAAAAAAATATATCTAAAAATCTAAATGGGAGCAGAGGAGTTAAAAGAACTTAAAGAGTTAACCTCATCTTTAAATAAGATGATGGATGAATTGAACGATAAATCGGACAAACGAAATCGTGCTTTAGAAAGACAAACTCAGCTAACCAAAAGAATATTAGGTGATATACAATCAGAAGAAGATATTAATAACGGATTAATTAAACTTGAAAACCAAAAAAAAGCTATACTCAAAAGTAACTTTGGTATAAATAATAAGTTAAAAGATGATGCTATAACAATGTTAAACGCATCACAAAATTCGTTAAAGGTTGAAAAACAAAAAATAGCAGTACTAAGAAGAGTTGCAACAGTAACCCAAGGTATAGCAGATGGATTTTCAGATGGAGCAGATAATCTAAAAGGACAATTAGCAGAAATTCCAGTACTAGGAGGAGCATTAAGTAACCTAATTCCAGCCGATTCAATCAGAAATAGTATGGATTCACTAGCAGGTGGATTCCAACAAGGATTTGGTACAATGTTTAAAAGAGGTATGAGTCAACAGAAAGGATTTATGAAATCTTTTGCTGGTGGAATGAGGGGAGGAATGGCTGGTTTATCTAAACAATTAGCACCTCTATTAGCTAATCCATATTTATTGGCTGCAGCTGCAGCCGCTGCATTAATAGGAGTTGGGATAATTGCATTCAAAAAAATGGCTGATGCTACTAAAGCATTTAGAGAAGAAACTGGATTACTTCGTTCTCAAACAGATGGATTAGATACTACTATTCTAAAATCATATAAATCTACAGTAGCTTTGGGAGCTTCAATGGGAGAGGTAGCTAAGGTAGCTGCTGAATTTACGAATCAATTTGAAGGATTAGTACAACCATCAAAAGAAGTATTAACATCTGTAGTAGCATTAAATAAAAATATGGGAATAGCTACTCAAGCTTCTATAGGAGCTAATGAGGTATTCCAAAATATGGCTGGATTATCAGCTGAACAAGCCCAATATCAAGTCCAACAAGTTGCATTAGCATCTCAATTAGCTGGTGTAGCGCCTGGTAAAGTAATGGCTGATATAGCCAATAGTGCTGAAGTTGCAGCTACCTATTTCCAAGGTTCAGTTGGTAACTTAACAAAAGCAGCTATTCAAGCTGCTAAAATGGGTACATCACTAAAACAGGCAGCTGAAGTATCTGATAATTTATTAGATTTCGAAAGTAGCATAACAAATGAATTAACGGCATCTGCTATGTTAGGTAAATCTATAAACTTTAACAAAGCAAGAGAATTAGCAGCTCAAGGTAATATAGTAGGAGCTCAACAATCCGTATTAGATACATTAGAAAAAACAGTTGATTTAAATAATGTAAACAAATTTCAATTAGATGCCATAGCTAAAGCTAGTGGTATGCCTGTTGCAGAAATACAAAAACAATTAAATCTTAGAAAACAATTTGGTAAGTTAGATGCAGACCAAATGAAAGCAGCTGAGGAATTATTAGCTAGTGGTAAGGAACTTTCAGATATATCGGATGAAGATTTAAAGAAACAAACAGAATCGGTTATTGCTAATCAACAAATGCAATCTGAATTTGATAAAATGGCTAATCAACTATCAGCTATAGGTTCAGATATATTGATGACATTTATGCCTGTTGGTAAAATGATAATGGGGTTATTATCACCTATAATGAAACTTATAAAAGGTTTCTTTGCTCCGATTGGTAACGCTATTCAAGGAATTATGGATGCATTTAAACCAATTCAAGATATAATGTCTGATATTTTTGGTGATGGTGCTGGAATAGGTGCAGTATTTGAAACTATAGGAACTCTATTAGCAGGTCCACTAACATTCGCAATTAATGTCTTTTCAAATACATTAAAAATGGTACTAGGTGCTGTATCAGGTATATATGATGTATTTAAAGGAATATTTACTGGAGATTTCAGTTTAATTGGAGATGGACTAATGAGTATAGGTGAAAGTATTTTAAGGTTCTTTTATGCAATACCAACTCTACTTTATGAGACTATAGTGGATATGTTCCCATCAATCGGAAGTTTCTTCAGTAATTTATTTGGTGGAGTGGGTGATAGTATTGGAGGAATATTCTCATCAATATTTGATAGAGTCAAAAACGTATTAGCTCCTGTAGGGGATTTATTTATGAAGATAGGAAAGATTTTAACTCTTCCTTACAGAATCTTATTTGCAGGATTACAAGCAGTTGGTAGAGTTATAATGAATAATGTTATAAAACCTATGATACAATTTGGTAAATCATTGATAGGACCAATTGTTGAAGGATTTAATATGTTAAGTTCATTTATTATGGGAACTATAATAGACCCTATGGTAGAA